TTGTTGCGTCTTTCTTAAGAAAGTTAATTAAATCATAATTTGATCGATAGAATACCTCAAACCTATCTTCCAATATAGTTCGAAAGTATTCTTGAACTTCCTCTACTTTCTCGCTAGGTTCGCCCAGTTTGCTAAGGTTCTTCAGTATCTTCTTGAATGACTTACTCCAAGCACCATATGGCTTCTGCTCGACCGTGTCGGCGGCGTTCTTAATTTGATATTTTATCTTTTCCCATTTTTCGGGTTCTTCTGTTGCACGTTTATCCGGCAACTCGCCAGGAACGAGCATTGCTACCATTTTACCTTCAACCTCAACATGTAGGCCTGCGCCGGATGCCCATCGGTACATCTCTTCATTTTTCCATTGATGTCCTATCCAAGTTTTTGCTTTTTCACTCGCCGTTGAAAGTACGTTTTCAATACGATCAACAATAACTTCTGGTAGTCCAATGTCTCTTAGCCCTTCTTCTAAAAGGGGCTTCTCTTTTTTATTCTTCCGTAGATATTCAAACCACGAACCTGTCGAAATGTCCATTTAATTTTCTCCAACATTATAAATAGTTGGTTATTTTCTATTTCATCTCCAAAACAATTGGATGGAAGCGATAACGAACGCCAAAAACACACATGTCATTGTTTTTACAGTAAACATGCTTTCGTTTAGAAAATACCAAGTAAGCAAAGGAAAAGTAAGATAAGAAAGAGCGAAAATTAAAAACCTTGGGCCCCAGATCTCTCCCATTTCTGAATAGGCTAATTGTATGCCATACCAAAAACACAAAGAACCAGGGATAACAAAAGTAAAAATCGGCAAGAAAGGCTTGCCTTTCCACCACTCCCAGGCGAACTGGCTGTTAAGGTGAAACCACCCAAACACCTGACCAGTGGCAAATAAAAAACAAGCAGTCATCATTGTTTTAGAAATTAGCAATTATCAAGTCCTCACATTTAGCTTTGTCTTCGGTCGTTTTTCCATATTTGTCAATCATTACAATATTATATTTCTGATACATCTTGAATAATTGTAAATGATTCTTATATAATACGATCCATTTCTTTTCAACACCATCAAGATATGCCGCTAGCTCTTTATGGTTGATGGATGTCATTTCGTATCCTTTGCTCTTGCCTTGTTCAAATAGATTGTAGCTGAATTTTCCAACGGGAGCCAATATATAATCACTCTTAGTGGTTGTTTGGTCTATCGCCTTGATAAGATCATCAGTCTTATCATGACAAAGGTAAAAGTTTTTCGGCCGGAAGCGTTTTAAATTAGATAAAGCAATAGGGTTAAAATTTCTATCTTCAAATTTGCCAAACGATGGCCAACCCGTCGCAGAGCACCTATTAAGAATGAAAAACAAAGCTGAACGCATAAAGTGATCACTGTAGCGAGGCCAGTTCTCTTGAAAAATGTAGAACATCTTTTCATCTTTAAATGGATACATCGAATTTGAAATCTCAGCAATGCGTTCAGGATCCGTCATCGCACAATACCAAAACTCATGAATAACATATTTGCATGTATGACCGATCACAAAACGTTCGCTCTCAGAAAGATTGAACTCCAATTCGCCAGAGAAAAAGAGAAAAGAATCAATGATCTTGCCTTTTGGAATCATTGATTTGAGAATGGGTAGCGACTTGTTGAAGTTGTTAAGGCTATCCTTGATCGGAGACTTCATTTGTTTCAGGCTCAATCTGTTCTTTGAATTGATCAATCATATCTTGCAATGCCTCGACTCCCGAGGAAGAAGGGATGTCTGCTGTAGGTATTGATTGCTGGGCCTGCGTTGGCTCTGGTTGCGTTGTATTTTGTACAGCATGGGTAACGTAGCCTGAGATAATATTTGATATATCTTCGAGCGTGAAGTCGATGTCTGCTAATCTCTCTCGGAGATCAGCGATGGCCGTTACGGCATCGAGAGTCAAATGGCTCCCTGTGCCCTGTCGAAGAATTTCATCTATTACACCAGCGGCAGTGATCATTTTACTATTGGCACGAGAAATCATCGCTGTCACTTCCCAAGTCAAATCTTCCAAATCAACTGAATATTGAATATTTACTCTTTGTCCCATTCCTATCCTCGAAGAAGTTGTTTGTTATTTGCTACTAGCGAAGTTTCGACAACTGCCGGTGCGCCAACGACTACAATTTCAGTGCCAGTGTTGCCGCGATTAATCGTCAGTTTTGAAAAACGATGCCCAGCGTCCAATCCATCGTGCAACAATCCTTGTTCATTCAAACGTCGCATGCGGACATCTTCTCTGATCACAACAATGTGTTCAGGATTAACCAATACTTCTCGCAAAGTATATTCTTGTCCTGTGCTTAGTGCGCCGTTGCTACATACTTCTGTCAATTTAACTAACATTTTCAACCTCTTCTGTTTGTTCGGGATAATACCAAGGATAAACCGCCTCATGTTGAACATACCATTCAGCGCCACTAAGTAATATCTTGATCCAATTTGAATGCTCGCTATCCTTGCCAATATATAATGCTGAATGTGGCTTCTTGGTCGTGATGAACGCTTTTGGAACTCCATCATGTTCATCCACCAGTGTCACATTCTGCGGTACATAACATAAGTCACCTATCGCCAATTTCATTTTATTCGCCTCCAGTCTGTATAATGCTGTAACTAGTCGTAATAAGAGTTCCGGCGCAACTTGCTGCATTCTGCAACGCAACTCTCGTAACCTTGACCGGATCGATGATGCCGCTGGAAAGCATATTGGTTACTTCGGCGGTCTTAAAGTTCCAACCGTCTTCTTGAGAGTTATCCAAAACTCGTTGGACAATTAGGTCGGGAGATTCGCCGGCATTTAAAGCCATCTGTCGGATGGGTGCTTGACAGGCGCGTTGGACAATAGCAGAACCAAGCGCTTCATCACGAAGAGACGTCTTAACGACAAGACTATTTGACGCCCGAAGGAGAGCACAGCCGCCGCCAGGAACGACGCCTTCCTCCTGAGCAGATCGCACTGCTTCGAGGGCATCCTCGATGCGATGCTTTTTCTCAATCATCTCAACTTCAGTCAGACCGCCGACACGGATAACAGCAACACCAGAAGCGAGACGTACGATGCGCTCTTGAATGCGTTTGCACTCTTGAAGTGATGATGTGTCCTTCATTGTGTTCTTAAGGCTAACAATGCGTTGCTCAATGGTGTCAAAATCACAAGCTCCACCAACAATAATCGATGTGTGCTTGGTTGATTCAATGAACTTGGCAGACCCAAGAGCAGACATAGGTGTCTCTGGTAGTTTGGATCCGCTTTCGCGTGTGATAAAGGTCGCACCAGTTGAGGCCGCTAAATCGCTCAAAAGTTCTCGGCGCTCATCCCCATAAAGAGGTGCCTTTATGGCGGCAATTTTAAGAGTACCCCTTACTGCATTCATAATCATTGCAGCTAGCGCTTGGCCTTCGATGTCTTCTGCGACGATAACTAAGGGCCTATTTTCTCTCGCGACCATTTCAAGGATTGGCAAAACTTGTTCGACAGACGCGATTTTGTGATCGGTTACCAAAAGCAATGGTTCATCATAATGCATAACAGAACGACGATCATCTGTAACAAAAGCAGCAGCACAATACCCTGAATCGAACCGAAACCCCTCGGTAACATCTAATGATGTCTCCAGAGAACGTGACTCTTCAATAGTAATGGAGCCATCTTGACCCACGCGATCAACAGCAAGAGCGATAAGCTGTCCGATGGATGCATCATTGTTCGCAGAAATGGTCGCAATGTGGGCGATATCATCAGCGCTTTTAACTGGTGTCGCCATTTGTTCAAGTGCTGCTGTAATCTCTTTTGTCGCAATGTTAATCCCTCTTTGCAAATCATAAGGCGAAACGCCTGATGTGATATATTTTTGAGACTCGCGCAATATTGCTCTCGCTAATACTGTGGAAGTTGTCGTCCCGTCGCCGGCATTGTTATTTGTCTCTATCGCCGCTTGTTTGATGATCTGTGCAGCGGCATTTTCAAACTCATCCTCAAGTGCAACAAAATGAGCAACTGTCACTCCATCTTTCGTAATAAAAGGCGGCTTGCCTTTCTCTTGCAGCATCACATTGCGACCTTTCGGGCCAAGTGTGCTAGCAACGTTATCTGCCAAAGTATTCACTCCGGTCATTATTTTTTGCTGTAATGATTGCTTGTTGTCATATGTTCTATTCAATATTCACCTCTTGTATTTATAATATAAGTCTTTTTCAGGCTGTTGTCAAGTTAAATCTTCAGGTGGAGTGCAGGAGGCATCTCCTTGTACATTTGCTTGTACTGAATGGTCGAAAATTTCAGCTTCCCTTTTAAAGCGTTCGGCGCTAATGTTGTTCATTGTCGACAAATATTTGTTCATATCATATACCATTGAATTATATCTTTGTTGAATTTCTATCAATTGATCTTTGATGTCACCTAGGCTCTCGTTTGCGATCTCAAGAAGAGTTTGATCATCAATTGTCAAGACTGCAACTAGGTTTTCAGAGGTCAAATACTGTCCTTTTTTGATGGCGAATTTGGTCTTTCCTGATAATCTTTTCTCCAGACGGTCTGATTCTTCTTCTCTTTCGCTGTGAGTCAGTTCTTTATCTGATAGATAATGCTTTATTGCGCCGGAGAGACGGACGCCATGCTCCATTCTTAATAGTGTTATTTGATAGTGTTCGTCATCAATGAACAAATCCCTCATATTCTCTTCGTTGATATCGAATTTATGAATTGTTAAACTCTCCAATGTGCCTTCTGACTCAGACTTACCAAGAATGTAATATGTCATGACTCCATCTGGTGAGGCTTTTAGTCCCAAAAGAAGATTCGCTAGCGCCCCTGTCACGTCAGAACCTAATTTGATGCTCTTAAGTGAATAATATCTGTGTTCGGTAGGATTCTTGATAATAAAATCTTGAATACCTTCTTCGGCTGTAACTGGCACAACTTGGCCACCGGGAAATACAGCAGACAAAAACCCTTCCATCATAAACCCAGCAGTGGTGGGACCGTATTCTTTAAAAATACGAGACAGGGTGTGCATTAATTGAATAACAGATATTGTTTTCGACAAATTACATACACCCTCTTGTCTATTTGGTGTTTGTGTGCGAAGGCTGTCTAGATTTGATGCTATTGCTTTTAATATCTCATCTGGATTTTGACTGTTTGTTAATGTTGAGACATAATTTCGGAGTATCTTACGATCAGCATGTTCGCCACCTTCGTTACCGGTTGGATTACCCCATTGCTCAATGTTAATATGGAGCGCTCCAAGCATTTGCTCGATTGGTACTTTAGATACATCAACAGAAGCAGGAATGGTTTCCTCTCCCATGACTTCTGGCTCAACTGCGTCATATAGTTTTTCCACCATTTCTAACAGCATGGAAAAATCAATTGGTTTTTGCTTTTCTTTCTTTTTATATTCGTTCTTCAGGATTTCAGATAATTCAGACATTTATTCTCCTCACTCACAATATCTCATCTGCGATTCCTAATTCAACCGCTTCCTCTGCTGTTAAATAGACATTAACTTTTTGTTTTAGCATTTTTTTAAGCTGAATGTTTGTCATTTTTGTATTCTGGACTAAAGCTTCGATGTACATATCCTGTAATGCTTCGATTGCTTCAAGTTCATTTACTAGATCAAATAAATTACCGTGATTGCCGGCCTGCACTGAATGGACCATTATTCGACAATTACGACCAATTAAGCGCCGACCGGGAGTGCCACTAGCAAGCAACAATACACCGGCAGACATAACCTTGCCTAGGCCGATGGTGTAGATGTCGGTCTCTTTTTGTATCTCTTTCATAACATCATATAGCGCAAACATATCGTCAGCAGAGCCGCCGTATGTTGAAATATAAAACTTAATTGGCTTTCGATGTTCTCTCTCTAGACCACGATTGGTTTCATTTAAATATAGAATACCATGAACCAATTCTGCAACCTGCTCTTCTCCAACGTCACCCATCAATCCGACTGTTCGTAGCTTAACATCGCGATCAGGACCAGGAGGGGCGCTTTGTTTCATTGCATCGTGCGCTATAGTGATTCGTTCCATTACTTGCTGTATGACTTCTTTTACTATGCCATCGGTAATTTTACGTTTAGCTTTTTTTATCATACTGCTTCGTCCTTTTTAAAAAACTCTTGTATAAAAGATCCATTTGCATCCAACACAGCCATTGCTGACTGCCAATCATTAAAATCAATCAACTCCTTGAAAAAACGAGAGTGACTATCAATAATATAGTTTATCGCTCTAGTTTTATAAGAGTTAATCTCTTCATCGGATCTGATCAAAAATGATTCGATGTTTTGTTCGCTAGCTCCACCTTCAGACATTACAAGTACCTTAAACGTCCTAGCGTATGCAAAGTTTTCCATTGACTTTGCAAGGACAGCAAGACTTAGCAATTGCGCTGATCTGACAACAGTAATAGAAGTACGAATTGCTTTAAGAAAGTAAAACGCCTGACATGTTACATATCCAAAAATAAATACCAATATAAATTGAAGCCATATCATTCTGTTTCCTCATGTTATTGCAGTTTTTCAAAAAAATAACCACCACTGGTGGTTATTATAGCACTCAGCATACAATTTGTCAACTATTTTCCGGCGAGTCGCTTAAAGATTCGTTCCGTAAGTTGATCAATGAGATGTCCATGTGCTGCGTGTGCGGCGGGAGCTTCAGTTTCGGCGAGGGCCACTTCGTCTTCACCTCCTTCGAGTGGCACATCATCAACAACAGGCTCTTCGACTTCGACATCGGCAGGCTCTTCGATGGGCTCTTCGACAGGCAACTCTGCGACCGGTTCTTCATCGGTGACAGCATCGCCTTCAACGTTCATTTCTACACCATAGATCTCTTCAACAGCACTAGCGACACGTTGTGCCAACTCTGCTGCTTTCTCTTCGTCATCCATGGCGACGTCTTCGGCGTCCAGGTCCATTTCCACGTCATCTACGGGTTCTTCTTCCACTTCAACACCAAAATCAGGCTCTTCGCCCATTGGTGCCTCTCCTTCGGGTTCTCCAAAGGAGAATTCCTCTTCTTCTTCTTCAGAAATTCCATTCCATTCAGTTAGTTTCTCATTACCGATAGGCTGCATGTCTGCAAGTTTCATGAATCTACGGATTTCTGATTCAGATAGTAAAGTCTTTCGAGCCATTATAATTCTCCTTAATAACACAAACTCAAATATAAATAGTAACGTATTTTATTAAACACCCTAAAAAAGCAAACCAGATAATGTTGTTCGTTTTTTTAACTTCTTAAGAGCTTTGGTTTCGATCTGTTTGACTCTCGCAAAAGAGATTCCCAATCGTTCAGCCGTTTCTCTAAGCGTCATTCTGCCATTTTCATAAGTGGATATTAAGCAGCAATTTTGTTCTTTTTTAAAATCTATCCAAAGACGACATTCACTTTCCTCACAACATATTTCATTCTCCATACAATATCTAGAACACTTC